CAATTACTATTTGGTTAGTTTGGTTATTAGCAAGTGCTTTAGTATTCTGCCCTATAAAAATTGAGTTATCAGTAATCGCATTAGCAGTAGAGCCATTGGCAATATATCTTCCAGCTGCTCCTCCTAATGCAGTATTATTGCTACCAGTAGTATTTGAGGCTAATGCACCATTACCTAATCCAATATTACTTGAACCAATAGTATTTAAGTTTAATGTATTGTGCCCAATAGCTGTATTTTGAGCTCCATAAGTATTATTTTGCAATGCAATTCTACCAATTGCAACATTAAATCCACCTGTCGTATTATTTTGTAATGCTTCAACTCCAAGTGTTACATTAAATGTTCCAGTAGTATTTCTATTTCCAGCACTTTGTCCAATAAAAGTATTTGAACCTGCAGTATTAGCCCTAAATTCTATACTAGTTGTTCCACCACTTGTTGCAAATGTTGTTGATGCAACTGATGTCCCAATTGATTTAATAGAAACAACAATAGTTCCATCAAAATCAGTAGTTGGGGTAATAGTTAAAACAGCAGTTGATGAAGCTAAAGGACCAAATGTAAGCGTTGATGTGATGCTACTTAATGATATTCCACCATAATCAAATGTAACGCTTCCTGCTGTTCTTGTTGTAACTGTAATTGTAACCTGATAATATGTACCTGATACCGCAGCTAAAGATGTTGTTAAGGCAGTAGTTGAACCTGCAGTATGAGTATATCCACCTACGTTTAAGTTAGTTCCTGCAAGAGTCCAGTTAGTTCCTGTTCCTGTTACGGCAGCTAATTCACTTCCTAATTGTGCAGTATCTGATGCAGTAGTTCCTTGAAAACGAGTAGTTCCTGCAACATCAAATCGATAACCAGAGTCGGGATTTGTATTTATTTGAACATTACCATTGCCTTTAATTTGCATTTGGTAAGTTGTATTACTGCCCAATGTACTAAACCAAATATCTTGTGCTTGTGCACCTACTGCATCTATATTAGCTGAAAATCCTATTTTATTTGTTCCATTAGTTGCAGTTAATAAAGTGGACCTTTGTACTACTGTACTCCAATTTGAAGGTAAATATCCAATACTTCCACCAGTTACACCATTAACTATTAAACTTACTGAAGATGATGAAGCGGTTGATGTACTAGTATTATTTATTATTAGTCCAGCTAAATAATTGCTATCAGAAAAAGTAATTAATTGCTTTCCTTGAACCCTTAAAGCATAATTTAAAACCCCAGTAAACGCACCATTTGTAAATGTGGGAGCTATGTCTAATCCAATTAAAATATTTGAATTTGCAGCAGCTATTAATGTAGATGTAATACTTTTAGATTTTGCAGTACCTGAAGATGCAGTTACTGAATAATTAGAACTATTACCTACACCTGTAACAGAACCTGATAATGTTAATGAACTTGCAATAGTTACCATTGAACCCGTATCTGTAATATTACTATTACCTATTGCAGAAGCACTTGTAAATTTTGCTAATGTATTTGTTGTACCACTTAACGCATTAGCCTTATTATTAAATGTAGTCCAATCAGTAGATGATAAATAACCATTAATTGATGTTGTTGCTACAGGAATAGATATAACTCCTGTAGTATTGGTATATACAATTGGAGATGTAGCAGATATAGATGTTAAACCAATACCACCTAAATTTGATAAAGCTGCACTTGCACTTGTTGCACCTGTACCACCTCTATTAATTGCAATAGCATTACCATTCCAAGTAGCAGATGTTATTGATCCTGCGTAATCAAATGTATTTGTAGACCAAGATACGTTTGCAGGTGCATGAAAATGCCTATCGTAACTTCCTGCCGCAGTAGTATTATCAATCAAAATAACTTCTGCATATCCACCCGAAGGAACAGATACTACTAACGTATTGCTATTGTTATTGACTAATATTGCACCACTACTTTGGTTGTTATTAAACAAGAATGATGCTCCATTAGATAATGTTGTTGCATCTGGCAATTTAATTGTTTGTCCTCCACTTCCGTTTACTACAATTTCGGGTGCAGAAGCAACCGTTAAAACTACTTGAGTCCCCGAAGCAGTAATATTAGAGAATGCATTTAAGAAATTATTTGCACTTATATTATTTGTTCCTAAATTAACATTTCCTGATGCTCCTGTATAAGGTACATAAGTTGTTATTGCAGAACTTGATGTTAAGTAACCCGCTCCATTAGTTAATTGATTGTTATTTGTAGGGATTGTTATAACACCCGTTGTGTTATTGTATGCACCACTTCCTGCAACAAAACTTAAAGATGGTAAAGTTATATAAGAAGATGGATTAGAAGCATCATATTTTAAGTTTAACGCAGTTTGAGTCGCAGTACTTATAGGCTTCAATAAATCCGTAGTATTGTCCACGTTACCTAAACCAACCATTGATTTAGTAACTCCACTAACCGTACCGGTAAATGTTGGTGATGCTAATGGTGCTTTAAGATTTAAAGCATTTTGAAGATCAGTTTGACTTGATAATGTACCTAATATACTTCCCCAATTTATTGTACCTATACTATTAATTTGGACATAATTAGTGCCATTCCATCTATAAATTAAACTTGTGGCACTAACAACATATAATATAGTAGTTTCACCAATGGCAGGTAAAGCACTAAATGTATTTGCTAAATAGTAATTAGAACCAATAATATTACCACTTGTATTAGTAACATTGATAGTTATTAAATTAGGAGTAGCATTAATTTGAACATTATCCGAATTATCCGTAACTACTATGTCTATAATATCATTCGCCATTATCGTGTAATTTCTTGAGTTATTGAAAATATTCCTGCAACGTATGTCTTAACCGTATTGTCAGCAAATTTAATCTCTATGTCGTACTCATAATCATAGACAGGTATATCAATAATTTGAGTATTAATTTTAAATAATCCTGCAATAGCTGATGTAATTGTAATACCAGCATTTGCTACAGATGTTAACGATAAAACAGGTGTTGTATTATCTGCATTGGTCCTTAATTGCATCCTAATGATTGCACCTGTTAAATCTTTAGCAACATTATTAACCTTTAACTCAAAGTTAACTTGATCAAATGTATCACCTTTAATATGGCTAAAATTAAGACTCATTTTCTATTTTTTTTAAATATACTTTTAACTTCTTTATGTTTTCGGCTTTAGGTTTATAAGACCCAGCCAACAAAATCACTTTCTTTGCTTGGGAATACATCTGCATTGCTATTTGTGTTATATTCAGGATACAAATTATTATTAAAACTCATGTAATCAATAAATCTTCTTGTGTAATTTTGTGCAATAGATCTTTCTTTTTCGACTAAAAAATCAATCTCCGATTTGTCAACATTAGAACTATTTTCACTTCCGTGCTTATAGACTCCTTTGTTGGCTATTGTGTAAGCTGCGAATGGTAAAAATTCTACCATAGACCAATGAATCAACATAGGTTTGATATACACATTTAATAACATTAGATAATTACCTGCTAAAGTATTGGCCACTATATCAGCATTAATTTTATTAAATAAATCCGTACCTAAATAACTTTGAATATGAATATCTTGTGCTAACTTAATCCATTGTACAAAATTATCCGAATCGATATTCCCATTTAATGCAGTAAACTTTACAATCTCATCTCTACTTATAAATAATGCAGTTGCCATATCTTATTTTGGTAAAAATCCTTTATTTGGCATATCAATAGGTCTTGTATAAACTAATTTGTTATTAGTTGGCAATATCTCACCTTTTTTTCTTGCCTCTGCTGGAGTTACTTCCACAGATCCTTTTCTTCTTGGATCTATAAATCTCTTATAAGTTTCTCTTGTCCAAAAATGATGACATGCTCCACCACCTTTATATAAGAATATGTCGTATGTATCTGCACCTTTAGGACCAAATCCTTCATTTACTGGCTTCTCACTCATTCGCATTATATCTTCTTTCCGATATAATTTGTTTGCAGCAGTCATTTTTTTACAAAACAATCTGCTTTTTTCAGTTGTTTCACCCGAATAACGATACCTTGATTGAAATAATTTACCATCTTGCTCCGAAACAATATTTGGCCTTGCAACTCCAGTACTTACAAACTCATATATCTTGGACATTAATGATTTTTTAGGATTGTTTAATGCCTCTAATTCTTCATCCAATCTTGCTTCAGTTTCTAAATCATCAACCCTTCTTGAATCAATTAATTCCCATTCTGTCAAATCAATGTCTTCACCAAATTCTTCGACATTTAACTCATCAATATGAGAGGATAAAGCTACCCCAGTTTTCTCTTGCACTTGCTCTGCACTAACATTAGGATTTAAATCAATAAACTCTAAAGGTTGCAATGTCTTAAAATATAGATTTAAACTAATTTTGTTGTAAGCTAAAACCTTATCAATACCATCAATAAAAGTATCTTGAAAATACCTTATAACCATATTATCAAATAAAGTAATTGCGTTCTTTAATTCATCAGCATTCGAACTAAATCCATTTGCACTTGGTATCCCAAATTGTAAACCACTTACAACACCATGACCTAATAATATTTTAGATCTTGATTCTTCTGATAAATATTCGTAATGCTTTGGAGCTTCATTTAAAGGAACTGAATCCAAAGTGGTTTTTTTCGTTTCATCGTTATTAAATGATACCACTACCTTTTTACCTTTAGACCCAGTAAGTGTTGATGTAACTTGTCTTGATATTAATTCCCTTTTTTCCTCATCAGGAATACCATTGTTAAAGTTAATAATGCTTGTTGGACTAAACCCATTTTGCACATCATTAATTAAATAATCGGCTATTTCTTCTTCTAATTTTGCATAAGGAATACAACCAATATAGTCAACATTTGAATAGTATTTTTGGCCTACCGTATAATTTCCAACATATAAAATCTCTAATGTCTTATCGCCAAATCCAAATGCAGGAATACGTTTGGGAACATAATTTTTAATATCTTCCCAATTGTCAGAATAATAATAAGCTTCAACTTCACCTTTTTTATTGCATTTTTCTGCTCTTAAAAGTTGGACTGGTATATGTTCCACTCGAACAATTTCAGTCTTTTGTTTGTTGTATATTAATTGAAATGCAAATTGGCCTAATAACTTTAAATCAGAAATACATTTTTTAATAACATCCTTTCTAAATAGCATAATCATTTGTGCATATTCATTCGGTTTCTTATTCGAATCTGTTGCATCTAAACCACGACCATAGATTAACTTAACAATGTTGTTAATTACTGAATTGTTAGTCGTAGATCCGTTATATCGATCAATTAAAAACTGAAAAAAGTTGTTATTTTCCCCAAATTCTACCCATTCATCTCGCTTTGACTCCACAATTTTTGGTTGTGAGTATGCCTCAAGCTGAATAAAATGTGAATTTAAATGGTCCTTCTTATTCATAGAATATTATTGAATCTGTATTAGTTGTGTATGTACCTGAATTAACTGAATAATTTTCAGCAATTTGATTAGTACAAAAAACTTTAATGTTATTTACCAAGTGATAATCCAATTTATTATTAATTACCCCGTAATATTTAATTTTAAAAGAATAAAAATGGCTTTCTTTTAAATCAAAAATCATTTTAAACGTAGTATAAAAACTCTTTTTCTTGCAATTTATCTTATAAGATGTTTCAACATTAGTTGTTTCGTTCTTAATAAATAAATAATTGGCATCACCTATTCTTGTAGGAATAAATGATACTTCTTGATTGATTGCAGATTGTTTTAAAACTATCATAATGTATAAACGCAAAAAAGTGTTTTTGTTTTCTTTTTAACGAAAAAAGGGAGCAAATGCCCCCTTAATTTCAACCCAAACAAACAAAATTTATTAAACTCCAGATGTAACCGTTACGCCAGCAGCAGTTAAAGTAGTTGTAATAAAGTTTGCAGGTACTGGTTCTTCCCCTACAATTGTAATAGTGTAACCAGACATATCGCCCATTGCTGCACCTGTAACAATTGTACCCCCTGTAACATCAAGACCATTCTTTAAACCACAATAGAAAAAGTTTCCATTGTTATCTTCAACGATTGCTTGAGGTCTACCATATGCAAGTAATTTAATTTGCTTATGGTCCTTAATAGTTAATTGCTTTAAACTTAAATTTAAAGTTTGGGTGAAAAAAGTAGTTCCATTTTCTCTTGAAGAATTAATGGTTTGCTCAAATGAACTTGATCCCTTCAAATCATATTTGAATCCAATTGGAGTTCCTGCAATCGCAGTAATAGCATCTGTATTTGTTACATCATAAGTAACTCCAGTTGCATCTCCTTCAGTCATAAAATAAACTGCTTTTAATCCACCAACACTTGTTTTGCAGGGTTCTAATCTCCCCAAAGAAATATCACAAGGCATATTGATTGAATTTTAAAGTGAAAAATAAGCACCCCAAATTAATGAGGTGCTATTTGAATTAGTTGGCAGAATTTGTAATTCCGTAAGTTACAATATCTGAAGCAAATCCATATTGAACTCCAGCCGTCATTCTCATTACTACACGAACATTTTGTGATCCATCAATGTCAGCCATATCAATGACCTTAACTTCAGTCAAATCAGAGATAAGACCAGTACCGAAATACAAGTTAGATTTTTGAGTAGCAATTGCTTTTGTAGAAGCAAGACCATCTGCAACAAATATCTTGATACCATCAAAAGTAAGAGATCCATTGTTGTACCATTGAGTTCCCATTGCATTAGTACCAGCAGCACCTAAACCTGATGCACCAAATCCACCCAAAGAACGGATATAAGCACGAGCCATTGCTTGAGAAACGTAGATGTAAAGGTCATCTTTAGTGTACAATGAAGCAGGAATAGCATCGGCAATTTTTCCTAATTCAGCAATAATAGTTGAAGAAGAAACAGCAGCACCTGCAACTTCTTGAGCAGTTGGCAATGTAGAATCTAAAGCCAATAAAGTAGAAAGACCATTAAACTCACCTGCATTAGCTGTTACACCTTCCCAGATATTAGTTTCGTTCTTTGCAGCAACTTTAGCAGCAACGTGTGCAACTAAAAAGTCAGCGAAAGATTTAGGCAAAGTTTTGAATGCAGAGTATCCTTGCTCTACAGATAACCAATCAGATGCAAAATCTTTCTTACATAATTGTAAGTTAACTTGAAATTCTTCTGGTTGTAAAATCTTTTCAGTCAAAGTAACTGTCGATGTAGCATCGAAATCACAAGTAGCATCTTTTAAGATAGCATCTGTGCCAACTCTTTTGATAACTTGCTTGTAACGTACATTTGGTTTTACTTCAATACCACCACGATCGATAGTAGGTGAAGAAAGCAAAGAAGCAGCAATAATTTTATTTGCGAACTCCCCAGCATAGGTTGTGGTAATACTTGTTGTAGTAGCCATTTTTTATTTAAATTAATTTAGTTGAACATTTTTTCGTAAACCTTATCTTGGATATTTTCTGGTCTGTTTTGACCAAAAGAAAATCCTTGCACTTTTTCTTCTGCTTCTGGATTTTGAACAATTGGTTCAGCACCTTCCTCATTAGAATTTAACTTAATTTCCAATGCTTCTTTTTCTGATTTAATAGATGCACTTTCAGCTTTAACTTCATTGATCTGTAATGATAATTCAGTTCTTAATTTCTCAATTTCTGCAAAAAAAGTCTCTTTGCTAACTGATTCAACCACTCGTTTTGCTTGTGGTGCTTGTGGTGCAACTTCTGCCTCCACATTAATTTCTACAGGTGCTTCTGGCATATTAGATTCAGCAGGTGTAGCCTCTTTAACTTCAGCTATAATACCTTCAACTTTAACTACCAAAACCATACCATCTTCTAATGTGTATTCACCAATTGGCATAGGTACAATACCATCAGCAGTAACAATACCAACAGAGAAATCGGGTGCAAACTCTTCAGCCTCAACAATGGTAATACCATCATCTAACTTCATCTGCGCCAAATTAATCTGAAAGCCTAATACTGCTTTAACTCGATTTTTTGTGCTTTTGTATTCCATATATTTATTTAATTAATTACTTACACTTGTAATAGTTCTAGGCACATTTGTATTAACTATTGTAGATGCAACACTTTGAACTAATGAACCAACTCCTTGTGATTGTAATTCGCCATCACAACATTCAATATTATATGTGCCATCTGCACATAAACATCCTCTATTTCCACCCTTTGGACTTGATGATTTATCTCTACTCATTTTCTAATATGTTTAAAATTTGACTTACTAATTCTTCATCTTTAATATCAGGCAATAACTCTAAACTTAATTTATCAGCAAAATAACCCTCAATAGAAAACCCCTTAATCTCACCACTCTTTGCTTTAGCCCAAATTTCTTCATTGTCTGCTTTCATTGATACCATCCAAGTTCCTTTAGGTAAACTAAACCCGTATGATTTAGATTTATCCATTTCAGGATCAGTAATTAGCCAAGATTCAACCAATGACATACCATCTATTTTTGTCTTATGTTGTAAGGTAGCATTAGATTGATTTCCATTCTTTAAATACATTTGGCTTGCTTTCTCAACCGTATTTTCACTAAAATATACTTGGTATTTAGATTCCCCATCTTTACGGAAAATCATTTTGTTAGGAATTAATGCTGGTCCCATTAATATTTTCTTTTCTGTATCAACTTCAGCCAAGTTCATTTCATATTCTTTTGCCAAAGTAATAAAATTACTTTCAATTGCAGGTTTATCCACCAAACTTATGGCTTCAATTCCATCTTCATCATTAGAAATAATTAATTCGATTATTTTCATAACGTATAAACGTATATTTTATATTTTGTTACATTTTCATTATCCTAAACTTGCAGACATTACTTTATTTCTGTCCAAAGATTGTTGTGAACTTACTTCAGATGAAACGACATAAGCCTTAATTGGCTCTTGATTTTGACCGACTACCTGTGCAATTTGATTAACACCACTTGTTCCAACTACATTAAATTGTGGTGCAGTTGAATAACTTGGTGTCATTTGTGGATTACCAAAGGACATATCACCACCACTTGCATTACCTGATCTAATATCTTGAATACCTTTTACACCTGCACTTACTGCTGATAATCCAGCTGCTATTGAACCTGCTAATCCAACCCATGCCAATGGACTTGTAACACCTCCATCTTTTACAAAATTCTTTTGTGCATTAATAGCAATACTTGCAATGGCAGCACCCTGTTCTAATATAATACCTGCAATGGCCAACTCTTTATTTTCACCAGCAATTTGCCTTAAACCTTGTCCAAGTTGCATGGCATAATTAACATATGATTGCTGAATATTTAATTTGGTATCTGCTTCTACTTGAGCAATATTAATTAATTCATCAGATTTCTTTTTTTCTAATGCTATTTCAGTATCAATTCTATTTGTTAATGATTTAAATAAATTTTCGCTTACATTTTTTTGACCTTCTTGTAATTTATCTACATACCCTGTATTTAATTCACTTACATTTGATAATCGATTATTATAATTTTTCTCATCATCTTCTTTTGCTTTATCAAGTAATTTTTGACCTCTTGCCAATAAATCTTTAATGTCTTCATCTTGTTTTTTACCTGCTTCAATTCTTGCTAATCTTCTTTTTTCATTTTCTTCTTTTTCATTTTTAGTTAATTCTTTAGTTCCTTTATTAAATCTTTCTATTGATTCATCATAATTTTTACTAAAGTCATTAACAGAAGATTTAGCATCTTTCCAAGCACCACTAAAATCGCCAGATATTAACTTTTTTATTGAACTTCCAAGCATTCCAAGTGATTGAAATACGGCAGTAACTGAACTATAAACTACTCCAAATGCTTCTGAAACCATAGGTAAAGCATTTATTGCTAAATCAACTAATGTATTAAATAATGGCTCAATTGCATTAAATACTCCTTGAAATATTCTGCCTAATCCAGTAAATAATGGTTGTAGTTTCTTGGTTGCTTTTTCTGAATCATTAAATGCAGCAACTAGTCCACCTACTAAAGAAACAAGTAATCCAATACCTGTTGCTTTTAATGCACCCCCAAATGATTGTGTAGCAACCTTTGCATTATTTAATGCTGTTCCTAAAGCACCAATTGGACCACCAGCACTTGCTAATGAATCTACCCAATCAGATGATACATTTTTAGCAGATTTAATTTTGTCTTCTAAATCATCAATTTGATTATATAGATTTTTAAATGCCTCTGTCCCAACTTCTGTGTTTTTTAATTCTTTCTTTAACTCTTTTAATTGCTTAATAGATCCACCAATATTATTGGATACATTTAAATCAACTTCTATTTCTGTTGCCATTTTATTAATCTATTAATTTGTCTAAATCCTTTTTTCCAAGTTTTTGGAATTTCATTTTTACCCTTTGCAATCTCTATTGATTCGTGTACTCCATAATGATTATTAATCATCAATAAGTCTAATATGTTCTTTATCATAAACGTAATTTGTTTGTTTTTGTATTATAATAATGGTGAGTTTAAACCTGCTTTTTGCACTTCGTTATAATAATAGTAACTACTTCTATTCTTATCTAATTCTAAATACGTGTTATATGGTAATTTGTTTGTGTATTCTCCTTTATAAAACATACCACTATTAGAATCAGGTACCCCAGCATTATGAAGAATTTTGTATTTAACCGAATCCGATATATCGCTTGTGGACCATCCAAAATCTAATTCCTTAACTACCTTTGTTTGATGCCTAAATAACCACGCATTGTAAAGCAATGACCACATTCCAGCAGTCCATTTTTGTATCGGATAATCATGCTCATGCTTTTTAACATAGTAAGGTTCTTTGTTTATAAAATATTGATATAAACTAATTGAATCTTTCTCAACTTTATCCCAAAAATTATAATCTGTTCCTTTAACTATGTATTGTGCGCCTCCACTATGGTCATTCATTAATTTAGGAATTAAGGTACCAATTCCAACAATCCTACACATATCAATCAAGAGATCTTCTCCTTTTTGCATGATATAGTCATAATTAATATAACTATTAGTATTACTTAAATACCAAACTTTGTCATTTTCAAATTGTGAATAATCTGGAGTACCGGTGAATACTATATCACAATCATGCAAAAATAAAACTTCATCTTTTAAGGCTGGATTAGATGCAAGATGTTGCTTCATTAAATTAAAGTAAATAGATGGAATATAAATTCCATTTTCTCTTGTGTCTTTATAAAAGAAAAATCGTATTGTATTATAATGTTGTTGTAATATTCTCCATTTTGTTAAATCCTCATTAGTATATCCTAAAACAATATCTATATGATTAGGATTAATACCATGCGACATAAAATTATTTATGACAGTTTCAACTTGCCATAAGTAATAATCATTCGCAGGTTGACAACAGATATACCTCATATAAATATTAACTTAAAATTTAATCCTTACAACTGTCGTATAATTACCATAAGTGTCTATATCAAATTCTTGATTGTCTTTTGTTTGCAATCTTATTTTAAATGTTTCTTTTGTATATCCATTATTAAATGGATTTATCATAATTACTAATGCTTCAATTCCATCATCACTTAATTTATATGCTGATAATGGTGCTTGTCTATTATAAAGCATTACAGGATAATTAGTATTATTAGCATCTGTATCGGATGTCCATGCTCCGTTAAAATAAACTTGTGATCTTATCCAATTAGTATTGGCTGCAATAATATCTTTATTTTGCTCTACTTGCCAATAACCAATATAAAGCCAATCATAAGTACTATTATCTATTTCACTATTATTCCCATACATATAAAATTCTGGTGTATATTCTTGTGGATATACATTAAATTCCCCTCCATAGGTATTAGGATTATCCCACATGTAAAGACCATCCATATAAGCAAATGCCCAAACTGCTAATGATTGTAAGAATGATGGTGAATGTGTAGGTCTATAAATAATTTCTTGGTTATTATAAACTCCTTTTCTTTCAAATCCAAATTCAGAACTATCTGGCAATGGCTCAAAAAATCTCCAATTATATGCCTGTACTCTTTTTGATGAATAATCTTTTGAATTTTCAGTACCTATTTGAGCAATTATTTTTTTAGCAATGTCATAAGAATGAACTGCATTATAAAAATACCATTTAACAATTAAGTTATTGCAATAATTGGTGCAGAAAAATAAGCCAAATCCTTCAATTGCTCCTTCATATAAAGCATTATATGAACCCATTGATGTTCTTCCTATTGAACCATTAATATAATAGTTATGATAATCAGAATATAATGATGATGTCTTTGCTTGTGCTATTGATAAACTTGGATTTACATTACTCCATCCTCCATATAATCCAGCTTGATAAATTCCTTCTGCATAAATACTAAATTTTGGAATGACACCACCTAAATTTGCCCAATTATTAGCAATAGAATAGGCTTTACAATTTGCCCATAATGAACTATATGCTTTACCTACATTTATGCGACTCCTTCCGGGTCCTACAACTTGCTCTGCATCATGTTGAATGTATGCTGAATGAATACTATTCCAATTATTATAAGGATTATTGCCCGTAGGATTGAAAAAATTTAAATAATTTCTTGCTGGTGATATATCTATATAACCTGTCCCTTCATATGGTACTGTGGTCCATTTATAAGGATTTATTTGATCGTATGTTTTTTGGATGATACCGTTATTGAAAGACCAATTGGCTCTATCATTTGTATTTGTAATTAGTAATGATTCAAGCAAAGCACAGCACCATGAAGCATCTGTCGGAGAATCTGTTATATAATTAGAATCAGATGTAGCTCCATTAGATTTAATGAATGCAGTTGGACTTCTAATATAAGCATCAGCATCAATTGTATGTTTATTAGCATAGGCAACTACTTGAGAAATATTATTTGAATTACTTCCATTAGTTTCATATGCCATTCGGTAATTGGCATTTAATTGAGATACCTGACCATCTATTTTATTTTTAAAATATGATTCTGTTAATTTTGTTAATCCCTTATTTTGTCTTTTAGGATCTCTAAAAGTTCGTGATGAAACACCTTGAACTCCTGAATCTTTAATGACCATATCAAGCAAAGGATTAGTCAATGTCATAAACTCTTTTACATATCCTGATTTATCTTTAATTGGTAAAGCATCAGGCATCCTTCTAAAAAATGATGGATATTCATTTGATGATGTAGGAATCAAATAATCAGGTCTAAAATAATAGTTTACTTTTCCAATAGATGTAACTCGATTAAAATCTGCTGCAATGTGAATAAATGCAGTCATTAATCTTCCATAAGGAAAACCCGGTACATTTAAAGTTGGATTCCATTCGCCAGTCCTAACAACTAAATCAAATCCTTTCATTGCTGATAAATTGATATTAGTTATTGGTGTATCACTAATCACTCCACTATCTATTAACCATTTTTTAGTATAATTATAATTTCTTGTGTACCAAAAATTATCGGTAAGTAATAATGTAGATGTATTTAAAACCAAATTTGTTCCACCAATAAAATTTTCATTATTGCTATTTGAAATTTGTTCTCCTGTATTATAATTAATTATAGATTCATCCACAAAAGTAACATCGTTACTACTTAATAATAATTCAGTTATTGTTCCAACAATTTTTCCATCACTCCCAAGTGTTACATAATATGATTTAAACTGCGTAGGTATAACGTAATTACCTGCGGAAGCCAAAATCGTTTTTGCTTCATTCGTGTAAAATATAGTTGTCGAATTTAATAGATTATTATTTGCATACAATATTTGTGAATCCACATCAGTCAATGGATTAATCAATTTTGTGCGTGCATCACTTATGCTTGAAAATGCCATATTATTTTAGAGTATAAAAAATTGTAGGTCCATTTGATGGTGGAATTGTAGTAGTAGTAGTAGTAGTAGTAGTAGTAGTCGTAGATGTCGTAGTAGATGTTGTTGTTGTAGCACCTAAAGTAATAGTTCTAAAATCAGACATTAATTCAAAACTAGTTTCTCCAGTTGTCAATTCTGTTTGATATGAATTTATAATATATCGCTTATCTCTAATAACTATCTTGTCATTTAATGCAAGTTTAGATAATAGATAAATTGGCAATATTGCTTTAATCTTCATTAACCTTGCTTTTTGATTAAATGTGTTAGTTAAATATGCTGAATAGTAATTTTGGAATAATGAATTTGGCTCAATTTTATCTGTAAAACTCGATTGTTCTGCACCCCAATTTATTGTATTAACGGCAGAAGAAACTAATGTATCTTGACCAAATAAATTATAAGTTGTAACAGGTGAACTTGATGTACCATCAAAAAAATGGAAATACTGACCACCTGATAAAGTTTGAATTACACCATAATCATAAAGTATAACAGGCTTTGGAATGTATGCTTTTAAATCAGCTTGTATTACTGCTCCTACTTGAAGATTAGTATTTGAAAATTTAAAAAATGGTAAATTCTCAAAAGGTAATTCTATTGAATATTCATCACCATCATTATCAACTTGATATTTTAAATTTCCATAAGGTATATCAGATTGAGACAAAAATCTTGTTGCTATAATATTTTCAGATTCTTCATATTTAAAATTAATAGTTTTATAAGGTTTGACCCTCTCTAAATCTATTTCATCTGTTTGACAATATTTAGATATGTCATAGGTTTGTCCTGCTGAATACCAGTCCTCTAATTGCTCAATATAATACGTGCTTCCATCGTAAGAATAACAAGTAAGATTAAACATTTTTAATAAACCACTAAAGAAATCTTCTGCTTTAAGTTCGGGCATATAATCTCCAACATTTAAAGTATTAAATGTTGTATGTGATACACTTTCTGCGGTTTGTGTAACAACAACATCAATGCTTACTCCTGATCCACTATTAATTTCAAAGGTATAAACAGATGTAAGTGTTAAAACTGATGTTGAGGATATGTAAAAAGTGTAAGCACCTGAATCGACAAAAGAAATATCTAATCTTATTGGGAATCCAGATGGTGATGTAAAAGCAGATTGTTCAGTTAATTTTACTCCATTTTTATATACTGAAAAATTAAACGCAATACCACTTCCACTTGTAAAATCTATATCAATGTAATTTTTACTTACATAAGCTGGAGAAATAGGTTGCGTAAAATTTAAAGTATTAGTAGATAAATCAAAAATACTTGATGTACCAGTAGTACTTGATTTAGATTGAAAAAATATTTTATTATCTGTTCCTTTTTGAGCAAAAGTGTCTGTGTTTTTTAACCAAAGAAAAGCATTTGTAAACTTTGCATTTGACAAAAATGAACCACTTAATGTAATTCCAAGTTGCAAACGAATAGCATCAAGTATTTTACTTACTCTCATCGCTGGGAATAAATCTAAATATGATATTGGAGTAGCATTTTTTTGAATGTCATAATTATTTTGAGTTGTTCCATTCGTATTGTATTGCCAAACATTTAATGAAGATATTAAAGGAAATTTAACATCATTGACAAGGCCACTTGTAACTCTGTTTTTAACTAATGTACCTGAATATGTAAAATTATATGCAGAGAAATCAAAGTCCCTTAAAAACCTATTATTAAATTTATCCTTTAATGAAATAAGAGATCCAAAGAAAGTCAATGTATAATTATCAATATCACCTTTTTTGTAACTTGCCTTTTCTAATTGTATTTTTCCTTTTCTAAATGGTAACGTATCTAATTCAATGTAAGCATCTTTTCTTTTGGTCGCATTAAATCCAGAATCTAAAGAATTTTCGTACCAATGTTTAAATATTATATTGTTGTTTTTCGTGGCAGGAACCGTAAACGATTGCGAGAAATCGGTAAATACTTTTGATATATCATTGATGTTTTGGATTGAACTATTGATTGATATGTTTTCATCCTCAAATAATTCAAGTCTTTTTGCCAAACCATCATCGCCATAAATATAAATGCTGACATTAATCATATTACATTGTTTAATAAATTATAGGCATACTCAAAATCCATTGTATAATTTATATTCTTGTCTTGAATAGTTGTCTTTAAATTGGTTTGATTTGTCTTTAATGTTACTGGCTTATCATCTAATAATACAACTTCACTTAACATTAAATCTTGAATTAAATCTGAATAATTCTGTGGTACAAAACCTGTGTTTAAAGTAACTGTTTGTCTTGCATTATAATTAAATGCTTTTGTTTGTCCTTTGTAGGCATTATAGTTAAATGAACTTGGTAGCAAGTTATACATCGTACTTGATACCATTAATTGATTTGTTTGTGCCTTAAAAAATGTAAGAAATTGCCATCCACCAAATCGATTGATAAATGAACATTGCACTGGTGTATATTTATTTTCACAAATAGGAGTTACATTGAATACAGATGTATATGTTTGAGTACCATTTACAAAATATTTTAAAGTTGTAATTGTACCATTATTATAATTAACACTTGTAGTTGTTAATGGAACTTTATACATGTATTTACCTGCACTTACTCCAGTTCCAAAGATTGAATTTGTAATTACATTATTTCCACTTCTATCCTTATATTCAACATCTAATTTATCTCCTAAAGCATTATTAATTAACACGTTTACATAGGGAATAGTACCTAAATTATATTGAATTTCTTTGCTATTATCAGCTAATAAACAATAATTATTTAAAGGATTTGTCTGATTATAACCACCATTGTAATTAGTATAGCCATCAACTGCAGCATAAGTAGTGGTATCGACTAAAGTGTATGAACCTGCTGATGTTTCTTTGTATCGTTTTATGGAAACATTACACCATTGATTATTTGTACCATCACTTGAAACGATGTTTTCTATGTATTCCCTTATGTATGGTGATATATTATAAACTGTGGACCTTTGAGAATTAGATGCAACCTTTTTTGAAAGTGTAGTTGGAGTTGCAGGAATAGAATTAGGAGTATTCCAAATAAATATCTCAATTTTACTTCCTACTTGTGCTGCTTCATTTATCTCTATTAAGTATGGAGATCGTGCGTATATTATCATTTTATTTTCTTTAATTCGTAGTCTACAATATAATCAACATCCATTGCAAAAGCCTGACCTATCTCGCCATCAATATATTTCTTTTTCCCAGCTTCAAATGGTTTGGTAAAAAATAAACTTGGCCTCAACCCAGTTTGGTAAATACTTCTTGTAATAATAAATGCAGTTGATTGATATGAAATAAATCTACCACTTTTTTTATCTCTAAATTGTATTCCTTTTTGTTTTACCCATTTTTCAATCCCTTTTGTTAATCCACCTTTTGGACCAGAACCACTTCCAAATTTAAATCTACTATTTGGCGCTTTAGATGAACTGCTCTTTCCCTTAACTCCTTGATCTTGGTACATTCCATAATCGGCCATGCTAAAGCCAACTATTGAATAATTCTTTTCGCTTACTATCTCACCTTTTAAACTATTATATAACTCCTTTGTGTTATTCTTTCTGCTCTTGGATAGGTTTGACCTTGACTGCTGAATTACATAGTCCCTAAATCGTTTTATTAAAGCCTCTGTGTTCTTCAATTCCATTAGCAAACAGACATATCATTAGGAACAATAATATCAAAAGTTAGTGTCCATCCTGCCACCTTATTTTCAAACCTATCTGTAAATGGTTCACATAAAGGATCGCCATCAATCTGAACTAAATTACTAAACAAATCACCACGTTTTAGACTGCTTATTAATCTTTGGGCTATTGCTAACTGCTCATTTAAAACATCCAATAGATTATCATTATTTTCAAATAAATCGATGTTGTCTTCTTTACTTATATCAACAAGATCCATAAACAAAATTGAAATATTGTAATTGCTTACATATTCTTTTGGACTTGCATTGTTGACAATGATATGAGCCAATGAATATATAGTTTGTTTGGCTAAATCAACTTCAAAGATGTCACCAGTAGTAACCGTATTTACAAAACCTGTGTCTTTAATATAATCCCTTAATTTATCTATAACGTAATAAAATCCGTTCATTATCTATTTTGTTTAATCATTTTCATTTCTAATTCATTCTTTTGTTTTTCAAAACTTAAAAACATTAAGCATTGATTAATGGAAAGTTTGGTAATTTCATCAAATCGTCTAACATCTCCCTGTGATAAGGCATAGATTGAAGAATACCAACCCCATCTTTTTCCAAATTGTGCTTGTTCGCTGAACTCATTGGTTTGCTCTCCTCCAAAAAGGCTATCGTATTTTTCAATAATTCTCGACCTAAAGTCCAAAAAAAAACCTTACTGCTTAATACTACATCCATTGGAGCATCTAACATTAATTCAGAATACTTATCACTTCCTTCATAATCCTCAATCAAGTATTTGTTACCTAATTTTTGTTTAATTGGTCTGTAAAGAATGGCCATACTTTTATGAGAATCTTCCCAGTCAACAATATACCCATCCAAGTCCATGTACTCACCGCTTGACATATCATTTAGATTCGGAATAAATCCAAACTCTATACCATTTAAAGTAAACTTTGTAACTAACTCTGGAATCTTTTTAAACAATTCAGCAATCTGATTTACTGCATAATTTAAATCTTGCTGCTTCATCTTGGCCACGACAAATAAATCAACATTGCAAAATATCTGAACCATCTTTTGGTTTAGAAATGTACCTTCTTCATTCTCGCTTGCTATCTTAACAAACTTCTGATATTGGCTTAATTTAATCTCACTTAATGATGTCGGAATTGATATTTTAACCTTCATAGTGTATAAACGTAAATTATTTGTTTTTGTCTTAATATATGTGATAATTCCCTTGATTTGGATTATCTAAATGGTATATAATGTTATATCTAATAGCATCTATTATATGATTCCAAGCATCAAGGTACAATTTAGATGCCTTATTTAAATAAACATAGTTGTTAAATTCTTTGGCAATGTTTTGTGATTGTGGATCTACTATAATTTGATAATCTTGCATTCTTACTATTCCCGATTCAATAGTTCCTTTCTTTACTGGTTGAATGTTAATACCTTGATAACTTAAGTCATCTATTAGTCTTGGCTCTGCACTATCAGCAATAATTAAACCATTAGTACATTTTTCTTTAATAAGTGATGCTAGAATATGTGTCTTTAATCCTCTTTCATAAATTACCTCCTTGACATAGATTATCTTTCTTGCTTTGTCAATGGCCACTTCAGCTAAAGCATCTGGATCTATTGAGAATCCAAAGTCCATTCCATATGATGTTTGTAATTGATTAGGATTAAACTCACCAAACTTCCAATTGGTAAACACAACTCCTTCAGCCTTATCCAACCATCCTCCTAAAATTGTATGCTGATATTTTTTAGGATTGTTTTCTTGTAAGTTTTTAATTTGATTTATAAAAGAATCAGATAAATATTTCTCATTGTCCTTGTAAGTCGTATGAATGTAAGTAATATCTTTTTTAACAACAGATGTTCCTGCGTCAACTCCTTTATTCTCAAAGAATCTTTTGTATATAAAATGTTCTTTTGTTACAGGATTTAGAATTAGAATAACTCTATTTTGCTTTGAGTTATGCCTAACCGATAAATCAATCTTATCAAATACATCTTCATCAACTAATTCTTCGGCTTCATCAAGTACAAATGTAGTAACTCCAGCCAATGACTTTAAATTAGCCGTTTGCGTTCCACTTGATGTTTTAATTCCCTTAAATATTATCCTTGAATTAGTTTGAGTATTAATAATCTCATCCTTCGTGATATAGAAATGGTCCTGTAATCCTGCCGTTTCTATCTTGTCAGTAAACTCTGGAATGATTGACACATGAGCCGATGTTAGTGTATATCTAGTAAATAGTATTACATGACCTACTTCGTACGTTAGTAGCAAAAGGAATGAGTTTAAAGCATACGATTTACCCGAACCACGACCACCAGTTATTACATAGTATCTTGAATCAGAATAAAATAATGGCTTATATTTATCATTTAAACTTATCACTCAAATTTGACAATGTCTTTGATGTCGAAATCATTAATCGTGTGCGTATTGTTTTGATCTATTACTTGCTTTGGCATACCATACCTATACTTATAAAACAATTCAATCGCCCATTTTTCTCCTTCTTTAATAGCTTGTGCGTGCTTTGAAATTGCTTCTTCTGTAAATGGTTCTAATCTTTCATGAATAGCCTGTAAATCAGTTTTAGCAACTAATCTTAAATCAGTATCTCGAATTGGTTTTGTACTATGACCACCATTATTTTTTCTCTTATCCATATTAATACAAATTAATCAATTAATTTTTTAAAATTTAATTCCTACTGCATTTGTATTCTTATCGATTAGATCTAATTCCTGTTGATTATTATCGTAATGGATATCAATACCTAATCTTTTAATTGTTTCCCACTTCATCTTGCCATTAGTAAAATAGACCTTTGATTTTGGTATTCCTAATTCATCTGCAACTTTATAAACTTCTGCCGATGCTGATTCTTGCCTTCTTGTAATGATATAAACATCCTTTCCTTGAGTTATTAATCTCTTGGCTAATGTTTGCCCTCTCTTTGTCGATAATGTATCATCAAAGTCAAAAGAAACCTTATTTGCTTCAGCTGCATACTCACCTTTGGAAATTATAGCCACATAAACTTCTGTTGCTTTCTCTTTGGTATCATAAATACAATCACCTGTACCTACTCTCCATTTTCCATTAGTACATTGAATTACTGGCATTATATTTCCTCTTTAGTTTCATGCTCCATGTACACTTTGCGTAATTTGCCTATTGTATCTCGCCAGCATGAATCACATGATGTTTGTTGTAATCTTACATTAAAGATATTAAAATAAATATTAGATAAATCATTTTGTATCATTGGAGTTATACTTTCATGATTAGCACCAAAGAATTGATCTAAATATTGATAATCCTCTATTGATAAACATTGTGGATTATTGTAAGGAAACAATTTATTAAGAACTTCCTTTCTCTTCTCACATCCGCAATCAAATCCTATTGCTTCTGCTAATTTGTCAACTCCAGCCTTTATACCAGTTGCTTCTGTAAACTTTTCTATTGAATCTCCAAGTCCTTGTGATTTTCTTTTGCCCATTGTTTTAATTTGTTTTTACAATTTCTAATTGTGTTATAAATACTTGTAAATGATATGCCAGATTCTCTTGACATTTTACGCATTGATATTCCTTTTTTTAAATAAACTGAAAATAGCATCTGGTCGTAATAGTTCCAAGTTGCTATGTAGTCAAAATATGGTTTAGTTGATTCGATAATTAAATCATCAGTTAGATAATTAGAAATTAAGTATTCAATCTCCTTTGTGAACTCTACCTTAATTATTTTAACCCTTGATAAATCAGCAGTTAGGCTTCGTAATGTATAATAGAAATAAGCCTCATTTATTTCTTTATTCTTTTCTAAAATTTTAATGTATGCTTCTTGTACTATGTCTTCAGCATAGGTCAACTCGCCAAACTTTCGAACTATGTTAATCCAATGTCGATGTCGTTTAACAAGGTGATCTATTGCGTTCACTTTATATTTTTTAGAACTAGGATTTTTGTAATTCGTAATTTATGTACCATAATGCTTTTTCTAAATCTTGCTTCTTATTTCCTTTCTTGTCTGCTCTTAAAATATATTTAATTGAGTTTCCAAGATTAAAATTAAGATTAAAACAATCAATTATATCAATCACTTCAATTCCATTGCTTTGATAATGTTGTGGGTGATCTATTAAATTATTACTCATGCGCAAAGTTTAATAAAAATTTATTGCAATTCCAAATAATCCTTAATTTTTTTTGTTTGTCTGTAAGCTGGATAAGATGATCCATTTTCCATTAATATTCTATTCTTATTTATTTCAAGGCTAAAATTTAAATCTAAATAGGTAGCACAATCAATTTTTATTTGTCGTGTTGGATATTCTAACATCTTATCTATCCATTTAATCGCATTCCTATGATTTTCTTTCAAATCTCATTTGCTTTAAACTTTCTTATTAATTCAATGCAATCATCTAACCTTCGAACAATAGTATAATAGTACCCATGTGCAAGTGCTATCTGTTGGAATGCTTTTTGATTAGGTTGCTGGCTCCCTTTTTCAATCTTTACCTCAACAAATAAACCTTTCCAATTCTTATTTGAAATCATCCAAAACATATCAGCCACTCCAGCTTTAGCACCTTCCATTTTTAATTTTATTGCCACAAGTCTATGTCTTGCACCTCCGTTTGGAATTGAAAAATAATAAAAGTCTTGTGTAAAATCTAACCAATGACAAATGGCTACTTGTAACTTATGCTCATATTCATTTCTCATTGTCTTGTTATTTTAAGTGGGTATTCGGAAATTCCGAATTTGTGATTTGTAAGGTTATAACCTTAATTTTTTAAAATATTATAAGGTTATTGCCTTATAATTAACCTACCATGATTCGTATATAATCTTAAATCAATTGTATCAGTAAATATATCTTCATCAGAATCAATTCCAAAATCATTATTAATTACTTTTTTTTCTAATGTCTGATTATTTTTATTCGATAAATAATAAGCATAGCAAATCAATGCCAGCGCAGTTCCGTAAATTAATTTCTTTTTCATTATTCGTTTGGTTTAATATTTCCTTCTTGATCAATAAAGCAATCAAATGTAGCTAAAGAATT